CAATCTCAATGTCTATTTCCTAAACCTTCTAAGAAAAGAGATACTGATATGGATTATGATCATTCTGTAAATATAACACCTATGTTAATTGGTAATGAACGTAATCATAATAAAATTGATGAGATTTATGCATCAGTTGAATCTAATGTTAGATATTCAGTTATTCGTTTTCTTAACAATACCAGTACTCGTACAAAAATTGTTGGAATTTGTAATGATTATGCTCTTATTAATAAACATTGTATACGTGGAGACGTATATACTATGCAAATATCTGCTAAAAAAGATTTTGCATCAGGACTTACTAAAGCACATTTCACACCTGATGATTTTGTTCAAGTGAGTGATGATGTATTACTTGTTCGATTAATAGGAACTTATTTTAAAGATATTACTTTCTCTCTAACTAATTTTCAACCTATGTATAATAAGATGAATTGTATGTTTAATTCAAAATATCTTCTAACCAAACAAGTTAATACTAAACTATTACCCAATAATCTCGATACTATGGAAGTTAATAGTCCTTTTGAATATTATTTTCCTGAACATAAAGCAGGTGATTGTGGTAGTCCTTTAGTAGCGACAGTTGGATACAAAACATTTTTTGTTGGTATTCACTGTGCTGGCTCCAAAGATACTGGTTTTGCGTGTCATATTAATAAAGATAATATTATTAATGCCATTGAAAAGTTCAAAGAGAGAAATATACTTGTTGATATATCTTCCGAAGGAGAATTTAGATTGAAAGAAACTAGTACTATAACACCCTTATCTCCTAGATGTCCTTTACTTTATGAGGATATCCCCTCTCTTTATGTATATGGAAGTATAAGTGATCATCAATATATTACATCCAAAAGTACTCTTACTAAGAGTGCTTTCTTCGATCACACCGAATATCTGATGTGCGTTTCATCTACACTTGATGGTAATCCTAAATATATGGCTCCTAAAATGAGATCTTGTAGACGAGATGGCGTCTTTTATTCTCCTGAAAATAATTTTGTGAAGAAAGTTGGTGTAATAACATCATCTCTTCGAAACAATATTATGGAAAATGTTGTTTTAAATATGACATCAGATATTTTGTGTAAATTGAGAAGTGTTGGAGTACTTAATTTATCTCCAGTTAATCTTGATGTTGCGCAGAACGGCTTTCCAGAGAATTTTTATTATAGGGCTATGAAAAATAATACATCTGGAGGTTTTATGTTTACTGGTCTTAAAAAGAAATATCTTGAATATACTCCTTTGGATTTTAAAAAAGATGCTGTGACACCTAAACCTGAAGTATTAATTCAAGTTCAAGAGATCATAGACTCTTATTTAGATGATAAAACTTCTCATTCTATCGTTGGGGCTCAACTTAAAGATGAACCTCGTAGTAGAGAAAAAGTTTTATCAGCCAATACCAGAGTGTTTGCTATGTCTTCATATGATATGACTCTTGTTAATAGAATGTATCTTATGCCTTTTTATAGTCTTATGTGTGAGCACAGGGATTTGTTTCATACTAAGATTGGTATAAATATGCAGTCGAGTGAAGCTGATCAAATGTATAATAATCTTAAAAACTTTTCGTCAAACATTATGGAAGGAGATTATGGTGGTTATGACACTAGTATGCCAGTAGGTATTGGTGTTATGGCTAATTCTGTTGTTTATACTACTCTCAAGAAATTAGGATATAATGATCACTCACTGAAAATAGTTAAAGGTATATTGACAGACAATCTTTTCCCAACCGTGGTCCTTGATGGTGCTTTATTTACTCCACCAGGATTTCAACCATCTGGTAAATATGCTACTGCTGAAGATAATTCTTTACGTGGTGTAATTTTATTACAATATGCATTTGCCATAATGTGTACACCTTTAGGATATGATAATTCTCAGAATAGAACTACTATTTTTAAAATGTCTGATTTTAATAAATTATTGATGCCAATAACATATGGTGATGATATGTTATGTGGTGTTAAAGATGAATTGGCACCCTATTTTAATAATATTACTTATGAGGAATTTGTTAAAGAGATTTATTATATGACATTTACGACGTCTGATAAGAAAAAACAAACTTCTAAATTTATTGATATTACTAGAATTTCATTTCTCAAAAGAACTTTTAATTTTCATGAACCACTCCAAAGAATTGTTGCAGCTCTTGATAAAGATTCCATAATGAAGAGTCTTTGTTACTATTTACCTTCAAAAGAAATAACTCCTGAAGATCAGTTAATACAAACATGTATGTCTAATTTAACTGAGTTATTTTTCCACTGCAATTCTAAGGATGAATTTGATGAATATCGAAATAAATTTTTAGAAAAACTTGCTGACTATACCAGGTTCAGCATTTCTGAATTGGGACCATTCTTTAAAGAATGGGATTCATATTTAGAAAAATATGGTAATTAGTTTTTTTTTAGTATTTTTTACATATAAAAATACAACTCAGTCGTAATTTACTGGACATTTAATCACTTTATCAAACCGTAAGATGAATGTTTACAGGAAA